TCGGCGCGACTGGTGGCCTTGCGAGAGCTGACCTCATCGCCGTAGCGGTCGAAGGCGTCGCCTACGGTCTTGCGGGGCCAGCGGGACACGTTGCCGTCGAGGATGGCAGCCTCCTCGCGTGCAGCCCAGGCGCGGGCAGCTTCCTTGGTCGGCAGGGTCTTGGTGCGGCGGACGCCAGCGCGGGCGACTTCAGCGCGCCAGCCGGTCTTGGTCTTGCGGAGGTAGGCCATGCGTAATCCCGTGCGGAATCGGCGCGGACGGCCGATGCGATTTCGCGGGATGTTACGCGGTGTGGCGCGGGATTCTTGGTAGGGATAGTGCGACGTAACACGCTATGAAGCGGTACGATCTGCGATACAGGTTTGGCCCCCCCGGCAGGGGTCAGAGGCCGCGTGGTTGCTGGCTCTCCGGGGAGGCTACGGGATTTTCGCGGGTCGGCCCACACTCCACCACCACCGCCCTACGCTCAGCCGCCACCCTCTCCGCCCTAGCCCGATCCCCCACTACGGCGCAGACGCTGCCGTCCTCCAGCACAAGCAGCAGGACCGGGATGCGGCCGGAGAGGGCTTCGGCGAGGGTGGTGGACTGGCGCGGGGTCACTGCGTCGAGCGATTCCGGCTCGTGACCTGGCCCCAGTAGTAGCCGGCGCCCCCTCCGACAATCAGGCTCACGATTGCGGTGGCGATGGCCGCCCGCACATCCGCCGGCCACGGGCTGCCCCACAGGCCCACGATGCTGCCGATCACGGCATAGACCGGCGGGACCATCAGCAAGGCCCACAGGAAGCTCGGAGAGCGCAGGACGGACCACCATGGCCCGTCGCCTGCCCGGGCCGCTGCGTCGGCCTTTCTGGCCCCGTCGATGCCCCCGCCGCCTGCCTCGGCCAGCGTGTACCACTGCGCCTCGATGGCCTGCTGCGCCTTCTGCCGCGCCTGCGGGTCACTCTGCACCAGCTCTGCCGCTTCCTGGGCGTTCTGAGCCCCCACGGCCTGCTGCACGATGCCGACGACGGTTTCTGCCGCTGCGATGTTGCGCTGGGCCACTTCGGAGCCGCTGCCGAAGAGCTTGGCGAGCTGCGGGATGCTCTGCACGATGGCGGGCAGTGCCGCCGCGACGAATGGGGCCATGACGGGGTCCTTTGGCTTGGGTGGTGGTGGCGGCACCCACTCGGGCGCCTCGCCGCTGGGTGCGTAGTAGTCGGAGGGTTCGGGGCCGGGATGGACGAGTGGCGCGGAGGGGGCTGGCGGGGCCGTGGGGGCGCTGAAGGACGCGGGAGGGGCGGACATACCTGCACGGAACAGCGCAGCCTCCTCGGCCCGCCGCTTGACGAGGCCGGGCATGCGCTTCCCTGCCGCATTGACCCAGCGCTCGAACTGCCCCGCCGCGCCGATGTGGTCGCCTGCGTTCAGCCGGCGCAGCAGCGTGGACGACTTGAACGCCCGGGCGCCGATGTTGAAGATCAGCGAGGCCAGCGCGTCGAATTGGTCCTGGCTGATCGGCACCTTGACCGACTCCGCGATGGCCTCTTCGACCCAGGCTAGGTCGTAGGCCAGGAACGCATCAGCCTGCTCTGCCGTGATCCGGTCGCCGCGCTGGACCCCGTGCGTGTGGCCATAACCAATGGTCCACGGGTCTCCGCCGCTGGCCGGGTCGGGGTACGCCTCAAGGCGCAGGCCCTCATGACGCTTGATGAGTTCGCGGCCAGAGGGGGAGACGCGGCGGATCACAGCGACACCACCTGGCCCCGGAATTCCAAGGTCTTGTCGTCAATCGCGTGCGCCAGCTCAGGCCACAGAAGCCGTCCTTTGTGGAACGTCAGTACGGCAAAGCCGGACCGCCAGTTGGTCGGGGAGCCCTCAAGGTAATCCTGAAACTGCGGCCCGTGGATGTCTGCCAGCGTCCCCGTGTCCACCCCGAAGCGCACGCCGGAGTAGTCCGAGAACGGTGTCACCTTGAGCGAGTGAAGATGCCCGGTGACGATGCTCTTCCCGGAGTTGACGGCGTTGTTGTGTGTCGCGTGGACTCCGTTCTTGTACCTGTGCTTAATCACAGTGCTGTCGTTCACCCAGCACGTCCAACAGGGTTTCCACGCGGGGAAGTGGTCTTTCAAGTGGAACGAGTTGATGCCCTGGAACTCCGGCGCAACCGCGGCGAGTCGCGTCTCAAAGCGGCTGTCATGGTTGCCCAGCGGCCACACCAGCTTCGCGCTTCCGGCTGCGTCTTCGATCTCCGTGAGGCGGATGGTGCAAGCCTTCAGCTCCTCGATCACCGACGGCTTGGAATCCCAGCCGATGCGCGGGTGGCGGGAGATGCTGGCCCCGTCGAAGGCGTCACCGTTGCAGACAACAGCCTTCGGTTTCAGGCCCGCGATGAGCTTCAAGAGCCCACGGAATGCAGCAGTGCGGATGCCCGGCCAGAAGTGCGCGTCAGAGAAGACGATCACGACGCCAGACTCGATGCCCAGGTCAACCCGGCTCTTGTGCTCGCGGGGGGAGAGGGCTTCGTACTTCGCTGCCTTTTCGTGGCTGGACTTGAGCGGCCTTTTCAGGTTCGCCTCCACCCTGCGGCGCCGTTCCATGATGCCGCGCCGAGTGACACCGAGCCGGCGGGCCATCTCGTAGGAATTGCCCTGCAAGGCGTCCCACAGTTCCGCGAATTCCTGATCGGTCTTCACTGGGCACCTCGGAACATCGAACAAGCTCGCTCGTCCTTCTCAGTGATCGGCCTGGCGCAGATGGGGCCGTTTTCCTCGGACCACACAAGAGTCGGCGGCACTAGGTAGCACTCCCCGACCTCTTGGTTTTCCTTGTCTGCCTGCCAGTGCTTGCACTGCCCGCACGTCTCTACCGCTGAGAGAAGAACGTCACCGCTTTGACGATCAGGGCCCCGAGGGTTGCGCTTGCGCCCCCGAGAAGCATCATGGTTTTCCATCCGCCGCGAGCCTCCGATAGTTCGCGTTGCACTTCAGAAAGCGTGTCGTTCATGTGATCCAACACACCCGCCATGCGATCCATGTCCCGCCTGAGCGCGGACACCTCGGCCTGTAGCCGGCCAAACTCCTGAAGATCGACGTCCGGCATCACACCCCCCAGTCAACCGTGACGCCCGGGGGCACGCAGCGCTCTGCGAGAACCTTCCAGTGCCGCGCCACCGGATGAGCGCTGTCGGCCCGCTTGATTGCCATGACATGCAGGCGAATCGCTTCCGGATTGGCGAGCTGGGTCGGCATCTGCTTCGTCCGCAGCTCGATGCAGATCGCATCCAGCGCCGTTTGGAAGATCCCCGCCGCCCACTCACTGACGAGGGGCCGCCCGTCGTCGCCGTACAGGACCGCCTCCCACTCCGATGAGAAGTCACCGCCAGCCGTCATCAGGTCAATGGCCCGGTTGTGCCGCGTGATGAATTCGCGCAGTTCGTCGCGCATCGTCGGGTGAGCGCCAGCGACTTGATCCTCGATGTTTTCGACACGGATGAATCGCAGCGGGTTGGACTGGTCTGAGATGGCGTACATTGGCGGGCCTTTGGGGGTGAAGATGGAAGACCTGATTCGGGCTGGTGCGATGGGTGTCGGTGCGGTCCTGTATTGGCTGCTATTCGAGGCCATAAAGCGCAAGCAGGCCGCCTGTCGGAGCCAGCATGGGCGAGGTCTGATTGAGCAGGCCGCGTACCGCCTGGGCCGACTGTGGGCGCGCAGTCACCGAACCGCGAAGCAGTGATTGGGCGGGGGCTGTGTACAAGCCGGCCCCTGCGAACAGACTCAGTGGGATAGCCGGGTTCACAACAGCCGAGCCCAGCGCGCCGGCCTGCATGAGCCGGTCAGCGGTGCCCGAGTTCGGCACGTTCGGCCCGAGCGTCGAGCGCGCAGCGTCCGAGAGGTCTTGCAGGTTGGCCTGACCCCGGGCGAACCGGCCCTTGTCCTTGGAGCGGTCCAGCGCCTTGACGGCCGACTGAAGCTGAGAGGGCGAGAAAACTCCGTCGTCTGCGCCAACGTAGGACGCAGCACGCTCCAGGGGCTTGAAGTTCGCCCAGCCGCGATTGATGGCCTTGAGTTCGGCCGCGTTCGGGTTGCTGCGCTCCAGTGCCGCCCGCATGGCGCTGCGCAGTTCCTTCAAGGCGTCGGCCAGTAGCCGCTGATCCGAATCCGTGGAACCCTGGAGCCGGCTGATCTGCTGGCCGAGGTTGGATTCCACCGCCTTGAAGGTCTGGCCCGTCATGGCGTTCTGGCCCTGCAGCTTGCCCAGTACCTCGTTTTGCAGGACGCGATTGAACGAGGCCACCGCATCGGGCTTGATGGCGCCCGTCTCGACCATCTGCTTCAGGCTACCGACCTGAGCCGCGAAGTCGTCGTCGGCCCGGAAGGTCAGCTTCGGCAAGAGCTTTTCGTAAGCGCCGGACAGCCTGCTTTGGACATGCTGCACAAGGTCGCGCCCGAGCTTGTCTTCGGGCACTGCCTCGCCCAGCGGGGCGAGCGCACGATTGGCGACAGCGCGGTTCAGGTCTTCAGCCGCCCGGGTCCGCGCTTTGGCGATTGCGTCACCGAGGAACGGCACGCTCACCGCCTTCTCTTCGATGCGGTTTGCAAAGCCTCCGAGCGTTTGCCCGATGGTCGGCCGCACGCCTTCAGCACGCAGCGCGGCGAGTTGCGTGTTTGTGGAGGCGTTCGGGCTGACGAGTCGGCCGAGGCCTGCCGTCACCGCAGGCGTCACCCCGCCGAACAGTGCGCCCGTGCCGATCTGCTGGGCCTTCTCGGATACGAAGTCGTCACCCTGCGTCACAGGCGCCAGAGAGGCCGCAGCAGCCCCTACGCCAGCCCCTGCAGCCATCCGCCCACCCAATGAGGTTGCGCGGGTCGCCAGCGAGCCCGGGGCGATGTTGACGGGGTTCAGGACGTTGCCGGCCAGGCGCATCCAGTCGAAGCCCTCGGGGCCTCGCGCCTTCAGGTCGCGTTCGCGCTCCCGCACCTGCTGATCGACGCCGCCTTCGGGCAGCTTGGCAACAAGCCCGGTCTTGTCGGCCAGCCAATTGTTCAGCCGGTTGCCTGCGCTGACCACGCCATCGGGCAGCACCTTCGTGAGCAGTTGGGCGCCGCCGTGGATCGGGTCGGCCAGGCCAGCGCCGAATCGTTCTGCCGCGCCTGCTTTGGGTTGCTGCCGAGCCTGCTGGATGGCCGCTGCAATGGTGCGCGCCGCCTCGGTGTCGCCGGCTGCGTCGGCGTTGCGCAGTGCGCGTTCCATGCGGTCGAGGTCCATGTCAGTTCCCGTACTTGTTCAGGAGGTCGTCCAGCGAAGGCTGACCAGCAGGGCCGCCCCAAGAGCCCGAGGCGCCGCCCGTGTTGCCCCGGGGCATGTCCTTGCCAGTGGCGCGCTTGTAGGCCGCTGCGGCGATGTCCTGAATCTCCTTGGCCGCCGTCTTGAAGTCCTTCTCGGACTGGGCGCGCTGGAGGCGTGCGATTGCGGCCGTGGCCTTGTCGCCTTCCACCTGCGTGATCTGGCCGCCGCCCTTGAGCGACTCGAAGGCTTGCAGGAAGGCCTGCCCCTGCGCCTGCTCGATCAGTGCCCGAGCGCCTTGCGCTTCGGTGCCCCACACGAAATTGCGAGGGTCCACCTGGCCGCTCAGTCCGATTGCCGTGTCCAGCCCCGGATGCTTCAGCATGTTTTCGATGGTCCGATAGGCGAGCGATGCAGAGTTCGCGGCCTGCTCTGCGTTGCTGCCCTTCGGGTCCAGCGTCTTGCCGGAGGCGTCCTTGAGGTTTCGCCACTCGCCGGTCAGCGGGTTGATCTGGATGCCGCGAGCCGAGTCGAACTGCCACTTCCCGCCCGCAGCAATCGCGTTGCCTTCCCGCGCCCGGGTATCGGCCATGTTCTGGCCGCGCCGGGTCGTCTCCGCAGACAGCAGGGCATCCGGCGTCACCGTGCGCTGGAACTCTTGGCCCGGTTGCAGTGCAAACGGATTGACCGCCACCGACTTGCCGCCCAGGTTCTCAAGCTGCATCTGCACAGCCTTCGGAATCGCGGGACCGACCAGCCGGCCGAACTTGTCGCGCTGCTCAGTGACCGGCATGCCGTCTGCGCCGCGTGCCTCGATGGTGCGGGCGACCTCGTCCAAGCCGAGATTGCGCACGCTGTCCAGTTCCTTGATCTTGCCGATCAGCTCGGGGAACTCCAGCGCCAGTGCGCGGAGGTCCGGGCCTTGAGACAGCTTGGCCGCGTTCTCCACGGTCGGGCCGCCACCACCAGACAGAGCCGCGGAAGCATTGGGCCGCAGCCGAGCATTGAAGTCGGCCATCCGCTGCTGTTGAGCTTGCTGGGCCGCACGCTGCGCTTGCCGCTCGGCCGCCATGTCCTGCCGCTCACCCAGTTGCGCCTGCAAAAGCTGCTGCTGAAGCGCCCGCATCTGAGCCTGAGCCTGGCGCTCCTCTTCCGCCCGCTTCTCTGCGTCCATCTGCCCCAGCAGGCCCATTGCCCTTTGACCGAAGGACATCGGCACAGGAGAAGGCCCAGCCGCAGCGAGTAGCCCGAGGCCCTGCCGGACTCCGGGGCGGTTCATCAGGTCGAGTAGTCCCATGTCAGTCCTCTCAAGATGCGACGATGACGATGCACGTCACTTTCGTTCCGCTGCTGAATGCCGTGCCGCTGCTGATCGTCACGCCCGTCGTTGACGCGCTGTAGGTCAGCACTTGGCCGGCTTGCGTCCCGGAGAGAACGCACATCGGTGCGGCCGGAAGGGCGTTGTCGAAGCCGACAACCACGCTCGTCGGTGAGCCCGTGCCGAACGTCACTTCAAAGAAGTGGTCCGTCCCGCGGATGGTTGCGCCTGCGCCGCCGCCCGAACTGATGTTCGCGGTGGAGGCGTCAAAGAGCATCTGCACGCGGGAATCGGAGTTCCGCAGGGTCAGCCGGCCACCCGGAGAGCCCGTGCCGGGGGAGATGGTGACGTCACCGCCAGTGCCCGCAGTGGAGTTGCCGCCAGCGATGATGCTTGCCCCGGCGTTGCGCGCAGGCGAAGTGCCGGTGGCACTCTGCCCGTAGAGGGTGAAACCTTGGCTGTCAATCGTCGCCTGATCCACCGGGGCCGTGCGAACAACGCCCGACCCAGTGATGGCAGTCTGAGTGCCGAAGTACACGTCACCGATGAATGTCGCCGCCCGCGACACATTCCCCGCCGCAGACACCCGCAGCACCGACTGACCCGAGCCAGACGTCGCGGTCGAGGTCAGCACGAAGGCGTTCGAATCGTTGGTGTTCTGCCCCGACCAGTTCCACGTCTGCGTGAATGCGCCGTTCGCAAGGGTGTTCGTCCCCGTCGCCGCCGTCAGCGAAGACAGCGAAGCCGCAGGAGTCGCCCAGCTCGTCGTCGTGCCGTTGTTCGTCAGGAACAGGCCAGTGGACAGCGAGGCAGGCAGCACCGCGCTCGCGCGCTGGAACCACAGGCAGCGCCAGTTGCCCGAGCCGAGCGAAAGGAATTCCGCAGAATCACCCGCAGCCGTCGTGATGTTCGAGCCCGTCGGCAGAATCAGCGTCGTTCCGTTGTGCGTGAGCGTGAGTGCCCCGGTGAACCAGACTTTCCGCCGAATGCCGGCCGACACCGTGCCCAGCGAGGTAATCGTCGTCGTGCCGGTGATGTTCAGGACGTGGGCATCCACCGAGCCGAGGTCAGTCGTTGAAGCGCTCGCCAGCGTGTCGGACGTGGCCACCTCCTCGCGGATGACCGTCTGAATCCGGCGCAGGTTGTTGTCCAGATTGCCGATGGATCGCGTGCCCGCGGGCTCGTTGGCGCCTTCGGTCAGTGACCAGTCTTTGAGCGATGCCGGAAGGTCAGCCATTTAGCCTCCGTAGGAGCGAGGAGTAAAGCCCGACAGCAGGCCAATGCCCGGCGCAGTCTTGCGCGGGTTGCTGCGGTCGAAGGTGTTGTTGGCGACGCCTTGCAGGCCACCGAACAGGCCGCCAGCACCGCGGTTTGCCATGTCGAGGAGGCCGTAGATGTTCGACATGCCGGCCTGCTGCGCCTGATTGAACGGCTGCGCCTGCAGTTGCTGCTGCATCTGCTGGCCTTGGGCGATGTTCGACTTGATCCAGTCCTGAGCCGGCCCCCAGGGTTCGCGCTTGTTTTCGACGGTCTTGTCTTTGGAGTCGAGGGCGCCTGCAATGCCGCCGACGATCTGGCCGACAGTGGAGAGGGCATTCCCGCCGCCCAGTGCTTTGCCGAGGCCGCTCAGAATCCCGCCACCGCCACCAGCAGCGCTTGCAGCACTCAGGCCAGGGCCGACAGCAGGCACGGAGCCGATGCCGAGCCCTGCGGTGGAAAGCGGGGCGATACCGCTGGCACCAGCAGCACCACCAACACCACCCGCAGGCGCACCGCCCAACCCGAACATGCCGGGATTGGTGACGCCCATCAGGGCCAAAGGCACCATCCAGCCGTTCTTGTCGAGCCAGGAGCCTTCCGACTCGATCCACGAATGCGAGTAGTCGCCGTCCGGCTTGAAGGCCTCTTGGTCGCGGCCAATCGGGTTGCCCTGCTCGTCCAGCTTGATGCGGTTGAACTGCGTGACCGGCCCGATGGGCTGATTGCCGCCCTCCATGGAGCCGTCATAGGCGCTGTGTTGCGGCTGATACCGGAAGCCGCCGAACTCGCCGCCCTGCTGGTTCTGTTGCAGCCACTGAAGCGTCGCCGGGTCGAGCGTGCGGGGCGTTTGATCCCAGGGGTTCCACATGTCAGCCTCCAAAGAGTGAGCCGCCCATCTGGGCGCCGCCGAGGAATCCGAGGAACGGATTCCCAAAGAACGTCTGCGGCGACGAACCGCCGAGTCCGCCCGCCTGATTGGCCGCCTGCATGAACTGCAACCACTGATTGATCGGGATTTGCTGCTGCTGGTTGCCGGTCTGCAGGCCCATCTGGTTCAGCCCGGCAAGTTGACCCATGACGTTGAGTTGGTCGAACACGCCTTGCCGCTGCAGGTTGTTGTTCGCCTGCCAGGTGTTGAAGTCCATGCCCTCGTCGTAGCGGCGCTGACCTTCACCGAAGTTCGCGTTGAACTGCCGTTGGTTCTCCCCGAACGTCGAGTCGAACTGCCGTTGGTTCTGGTTGAGGTTCCGCATCTGGCCGAGCATCTGGTTCGCGCTGCCAGCGTTGAACTGGTTCATCGCGTTGCCCTGGCCGGCGTTGAACATGCTTGCCGTGTTCTGCGCGCCTGCGTTGAACTGGCCCATGTTCTGGCTCAGGTTCGCATTGCGCGTCAGGTCGGCCTGACCCATGCCCGCGTTGAACTGCGACATCGCGTTCTGCTGGCCGGCGTTGAATTGGCCCATGTTGTTCATCGCGTTGGCGTTGAACATTCCAAGCTGCGTCGTCGCGCCCAGGTTGCGCGAGAGGTCGCCAGCGTTGAAGCCGGCGTTTGCCATGTTGGCCTGGAACTGGTTGCCGGCGTTGAACTGGTTCAGCCCCTGCTGGCGGTTCAGTGCAGACTCCGCAAGCCCCTGCTGCTGCGTGTAGTCCTGCATCCGCATGCTGTTGGCCTGATTCGCCAACGTCTGCCCCAGGTTGCGCTGATCCTCCAAGCGAAACTGCCACTCATGGCTTCCGCCCGGTCGCGCTGCGGGGCAATCGCCATCTGATAGTTGCGGATCACGTCCTGAGCGCCCGCGTCGATGGCTTGCGTCAGGTAGGGATTCGATCCGGCGAAGGCGTTCTGACCGGCGCTCTGTGCGCCTTGGTAGGACACCTGCTGCGTCTGCTGGCCGAGGTAGGGATTCGACGTGGCCGCAGTAGCGGCCTGCACGGGAGCGGCGCCAGCGGCTTGACCGGAGGTCTGTCCGATGTACGGATTCGACATGCCGACCGCCGAGGCTTGCTGCTGTGAGGCCCCAGCGAATGACCCAACGGGCGTTTGCTGCTCAAAGTAGCCGCCCGTGCCGGGGTTCACTTGGTAGCCGAAGCCGCTCTGTTGCACAGGCCCCTGCTGCCCCTGCTGCGATGGCTGCATGAACGAACTCTGCGGAGACTGCGCATTCGGCGCCAGGATCTGCTGAATCCGCATCAGTTGGTCGTTGGACGGCCCCATCTGGCCGTTTGGCATCTGACCCGGCTGCGGGTAACCCGTGGGACTGAATGCGCCGGCCGCACGACCACGGTTTACGTAGTCAATCCATTCGGCGCTCTGGTTCTTGATGCGCGGGTCGTTGGGGTCCACCGCAAACGGCACAGCGTTGGCGCCAAAACCACTCTGCTGACCGAAGCGCTGAACTTGCCCCATGTTGGCGTTGTTCGGGTCAAACTGCGGCATCGCGTTCAGTGGCGGGACTTGCGCTTGCTGGCCCTGCTTCATGAAGGCGTTGTGGATCGTCGCGCCGGTATTGGTCTGTTGTTGCAGTTGCTGCGTTTGCTGCATGTTCTGCAGCGGGTTCTGCATGGCTCGAAACATCACGTCACCTCGAAATATTCAGTTCCATCACTCATGAACATCCGCCGCTGCCATGCAGTCGTCAGAGTCACAGAGGCCGCGCCGTCAATCGTTCCGCTCACCGGCTGGATCGTTACCGTGTGAGTCGTGTTGTTGCCGCGCTTGACGATCAGCAGCCGCTCGCGTGTCTCAGCAGCGGCCGGGATCGTGAGAGTCATCGCGCCGGATGGCTTGACGACGACGAAGGTTTCACTGGGCAGGGTCGTTGCCGCCGCGGTCACCGTGCGCAGCGTCCACAGCCGGCCGTCTGCGGCCTGGCTGAGTGCGGTGGCGTGCTCTCTCAGGATGTCCTGCGTGCGCAGTTCCCAAGGCTTGCCGGAGACGGACGCGAACCGGGGATCAATCTGGACCCTATTCACGGCCAGCCCCCGCGAGAGTCGGAGTCATGGCCGCGACCTCGAAAGGCCCAGTCGCCGCCACAGTGAACCGATGCCAGCGGAAGGACTTCCGCAAGTCCCAGCGGTCACCGTTGAGCGTGACAGCAGGCGACGATTGGCCAATCTCGCCCTGCGCGACTCGGCCTGTATGCGTCAGGGTCGCCGTTGTGGGCTTGATGACCCACAGAGGCCGGACGCGCGAGCAGAAGGAGTAGTTGTCCTGATCGCCGTAGTCGCTTGTCGTGAGCGACCCGCCTGCACTTGCGCCGGTCAGGGACTGGATGACATCAGAGGCGTCAAAGACGGCCAGGATGGGGGCGCTGGCCTGCCAGAAAGGCGAGTCATAGCTGATGTCCGGCAGGTCGTCGTAAGTCGCATACAGAGCCGCCAGCGTGTCATACGTGACCGACTCCGTGACAGACTGCAAGGGCAGCGTGACAGACGACGTGACATGTCCCCAGGTCTGGGCCTTGTAGTTGTAGACCAGTGCGGCATTCAGGACCGACGAATCACCCGACGGATACCACCACCACACCGTCGAGGTATTGCGGTCGTGCAGGCCGGCGATACGGAAGGCTTGAGCCTTGTTGAGCCGGGCGAAGAACCACTCACGAACCCCGGTGCCAATGGGCACAGGACGCGAGCCGTCAAAGAGGTAGACGTCCTCGGCGCCGATGAACAGGTGAGCCGACCCGATGCTGACGACGGACTCGTTCGAGACTGCGCCGATCTCACCGGGCACCTGAGCGAAGCTGAACACCTCGGGGACACCCACATAGGTGCCGACGTGGATCGCCCGCGACTTGTAGGCCACGATCTGGTCGCCCAGTCGCTTGAGGGCGACGATCTTGCCGGGGCTCGAAGTCAGCCGGCCGGTGACGCACTGGAGCGACACGTTCGGCTGCCACGTTCCCGTGGGGTTGCCCAGTTGCGAGGTCCACCAGCGGTCCCCGTCGTTGCTGTTCGGGGACAGGCCGCCGATGGAAAGGCCTGAATCGTCCGTGTCGGCCAGCATGACAAAGCCGCCCACCGTCTCGATCAGAGAGGCCTTGGGGGCGTTGCTGACGTTGGCGAAAGCGCCCGTCGTGCTGGATTGCAGGACCGTGGACTTGTTGATCGCCAACGAGGTGTTGCCGAACACCGCGAAAGACCACCGCACATCGCCCGTGCTGTACCCGCCCGCCCGGCTGCGATCCGTCCAGACGCCGCCGGAGCCCTCATACAGAGCCGCCTGCGTGCCCGCCAGGAGCCGCGTCGTGCCGTCAAGGCGGAAGATCACCGTCGCCCCGTTGCACTCGGCTGCAAGGGCCGAATAGCCCACAGGAACGGGTGCCGGCGCCCCAGCGTAGCCGCGCACAGTGGGCACGGCTTCGACTTCCAGCAGGACGCCTGCTGTCGTCGGTGGGGCGTCGGGCAGGAACTTCACGCCGACAGCTCCCCAACCAAGCCATTGACCACGAACTGAACGTCACCATCCACAGCGTTCGCGCCTTGTGCCGCCACCGCGGGGTTCATCAGGCAGCGCAGAGACACTCGGCGCCGCTCGTCAAGGTCGAGGTTCCCGCGGAGCATGTTGCGCGCCCACGTCTTGCACTGGTCGGATGCGTTGCTGTCGTTCAGGACGTCAGTCGCCGCGCGCCAGATGGCGACCTGAACCCGCTTGTGGAAAAGCGGGTTGTCGATCAGGTCGTGCAGTTCGGTGTAGCTGCTCATCGCGTTTCCAGTCCCGTCAGTTGCGGGCGAACGAACAGCGGGCCGCCGAAGCGGGCCTTCTGTTCAGTGACGTTCAGGCGCTGGAGGGCCTTCTGATACTGCCCAGCAGCCATGCCGGCATAGGCCTGATCCATGATGTAGATCGCCGCCTGCTCAAGCGACGCCCACAGGTAGACATCCGGGGCGTTCTCGATCAGCCAGTTCGTATCCCCGTCGTTTTCAAACGGAGCGAATGCCTGCCAGTAGTTGATGACGTAACCCGCCGAAGAACTCTGAAAGTGGAACTCTTCACCGATGATCGTGTAGACCCCCGACGACGACTCCTCGTACAGCGTCCACTCGTTCGGGTTCATGTAGTTCTGGACTTCACCCCCGAGCTGGACGCGCCGCGCCTCAAGGAAGCGGGTCGGCAGGGCCAGAGTCGCAGCAGACAGGGTGCCCGAGGCCACCTGTTCCATCGCACGACAACGCACATCCCGGCGAATGTTGGCTTCGGCCAGGCTGATGATCGTCCCCGCGTCCGTGGCGAGGTCCGACCGAGCGAGCCAGTTGGAAACTGCCGCCTTGAGCGTGCCGAAGCTGTTGATTGCCATGTCAGTCCGTCGCGTGGTTCACAAGCGCATGCGCCTCTTTCCACACCTCGGCTTGAGGTGCAGTCTCGTAGTGTTTGAATGCAGGAATGCCAGCCGTCCAATGGAGGAGCTTTGCCTTCGGATTCGGGCCGTACTCATCAGCGAGCCAGTTCCATTCCATCGGAAGCTCGCCAATCTCCTCGTCCTTGAGGAACTTGAACTGCAGAAGATCGCGGTCGGGAAGGTCGAAGAACTGTTCGAGCTTCTTCCAAGCCGGGTGAGCGCAGTTCATCAGCATCAGCGACGCCCAGTTCTTGCGGGCGTACTGGACATTGGGCGACTCCATGCGCGTGCCCACGTACTTCCTGGGGTGCTTGGAGTCGTAGCAGTGCTTCACAACCTGCACTGCCTTCGTCTTGTCCCGAAGCGCCCACAAGTCACCGATGTCGCCCGTCGCCACCATGTCGCAGGCATCGGCAAACAGCGCCCAGCCCTCATAGCGCTGCAAAAACGGCACCATGAAGCGCGCATACGTGAAGGCGTTGCTTCCGTCCCTCTGCCTGCCACTCACAGGAGCGAAGGCCACAGCCTCCGATGTGTGCTCCATGACTGAAGCGGCAAAGGCGTGCCAGCCGACCGACTCGCGCCGGTCGAAACCTGTGTAGATCGGGATCATTTCTTCCTTCCGACGATCCGCATGTCCCTCGTCGGGATATGCGTCTGCGGGGCCTCGGACTTCACGTCCTCAAGGCCGATGGATCGCATG